CTTCGGGGGTTACTCCGTTGCGCCTGGCCAACAGCTCCAGATCTGCGACTCCCTGCCAGTCGAGCTGGATTTCCAGCGGTTTTCTTTCAGGCACAGGGCCTCCTGGGCCACTTCAGGCCACGTCAGTTTTCGCGTTAAGCTCTTCCATCATTTGGTTCAGGCCACGCTCAAGGATTTCTCGGGCGAGGACGGCTTTCTGTGTGCGCTGGAATCGCGCCATTGCTGTGAGCAGATCGTCGGCCACCTCGTCCAGGCGGACCTTGGTGGGTTTGTCGTGCATATGGCTTGGGTCGAAGTGCATCGTTTGGCTCCTTTGAGCAGGCAAGGTGATTTAGGCGGCTTGAGTTGCAGTGTTCTTGGCGGCGTCTTCGCGCTCAGCCAGCAGAAGCTCGATGGCTTTGCCTGTGCTGTAGCCAACCATCGTGCCGCTGGTTGCGCGGGAGATCGTGGCCTGCGTGGTTCCGCAGTGTTCAGCTACTTCTGTCTGCGACAGCCCGAGCTGGAAAAGGCGATTCAACATCTCTTGAACTGTCATGACTGGAATCCTATGAGGTTTTGCATGATTAATCATACGAATATGCATTAGCTCATGCAATAGAATTCTATTAATCCGCATTCGTATATTTGGTGAGTCATGGATATCGCTGGGCGCATACGCGCAAAAATGGCCGACATTGGCCTGAATGAAACGCAGCTCGGCAAAAGGTCTGGTGTTCCTCAGCCAACAATCAATCGGATACTGTCAGGCGAGAGCGAAAGCCCGCGTATGCCGACTATTGCCAAGTTGGCACGAGCACTTAAGGTTTCCCCTGAGTGGCTTATGTATGGAATTGGAGATGACACCTTTGATGCCAACGTTGAGTCAGCTCAGGGACCAACGCGATATTATGAATACCCGGAAATTAGTTGGGTGCAGGCTGGGGTGGCGGCGGAGGCAATGGATTTGTTCAACGTAGGCGACTTCGAAGCGATGCACCCATCCGACGCCTGGGCCGGGCCTAACGGCTTCTGGCTAAAGGTCAGAGGTCCATCCATGACCTCGACGAATGGAATGAGTTTCAGCGAGGGGATGCTGATCCTGGTGGCGCCGGGTGGCGACGTGGAGAATGGTCAATATGTCGTAGCTAAGCTGATAGACACTAATGAAGCGACGTTCAAGCAGTTCATATGGGACTCGGGCCGAGCCTACCTAAAACCTTTGAACCCTGCATTTCCCACCGTAGAGGTGGATGACACATGGTCAGTCGTTGGGCGTGTGGTTGACGCAAAGTGGCCTAGATCGGCGCTGTAGCGTTACAACTAAAGGGGGTTAGCGGCATGCTTTGGCGCCACATTATTTTTGGTCTGGTAGTTTACCCGGCGCTCTGCATCGCAGGCGAAGGTGAGAGTGGTCTGACACGAAGCGGGAATGCATACTCGGGCGCCAAGTCGGTTACCTGGTCATCCAGTAAGCCGACAGCCGATTCTTTTGAGTTCCGCGTCAGTGCGCTCTATCCCAAAGGCCAGCAGACCCCGTATGCCTACCGGGTTGAGATATCAACCGAGTCCAATTACTGGAAGTACCTACAATGTGGCGGCCAGGACAGGATTACGGCCGTATCCGAGGACGGGAAGAACGTTGTAACCATTGACCTGCAGTACTCAAACAGCTTTGACGATGGGCGCAGCAGGGAAACATTCAGCTCCACTGTCCCATTGCAAAGCATCAAGGCCCTGGAGAATTCGAGAGCAATTATGTTTTCCGTATGCGGCACCACCGGGAACATCACGCATGATGCGTCGGAAGGCTCTGCCCAGGTGCTGAAAGCAACCCTTTAGTCGACATCGGAAAGAGAACAAACCCGCCGCTGGTGGGTTTTTTTACGCCCATGAAAAATATTATGCAAAAACGTATTGACCAATATTATGAGGATTCGTATAGTCACTCCATCGAGTCGCCAGATAGGGACTCACCAGGGCCTCACCGCCCAACGCAACAAGGCAGCGATGAACCGGCCTCAACGGTTCAGAGGGTTGGCAACTGACCCGGGTGTGCAGCGTAAAGCACCAGAAGCAGTTATCCGGCGGACAGAGTCGCGGTCGGAGAGAAGGAAACAACGGAATTTTTCACTGATGCCCATCCAGAGCGGTGGGCAGCGGGAAAACAACCGGAGAAACACAACATGAGCATCACATTCGACGCGGACAGCGTCAGCGTAGAAGGCGTAGGCAGAAGCAGCCACGTGCGTGTCACGGTAGATGCGCAACCTCGGGATATTGCCGCAGAGCTGGATATAGACGATCGCCTGCATGACTTGGAGCCTCACGAAATTGTGAACCACATCGGCGCGGGCAAGCTGCTGGAAACCATGGACGAGGCCGAGATATCCGAATGGCTGGCCAGCAGCAACGTAGACCCGAACGATTTCCTCAGCGCTATCGGCGAGGAAACGGTCTTGAAGTGGCTCAACAACGAGTGAATCACCAGCGCCACGAAAGCCTGTCGTTAACTGCCCGATCCTCTCTATGAGAGCGTATCGGATATAGCTCGGCCTTCTGCGTGATAGCAGGGTGGCCACCTTGTCCTGAGCTGGTGCGATCAATAGCGCCTTGTGAAGACGGGCAACACTCGGAGGGATTCGAGCTATATCCGATGCGGACGAAACTGCGGCTTATAACCGCCCACCTGCATCACCCAACCTAACCGGAGATCACCATGCTCCTACTGCTCCTGATCGGCGCAGCGCTCAGCCATGCGCGGCCAGAACCGCCACCTGATGACGGCCTGCCAACCGATCCCGTGCGCTACCACCGTGAGCGCTGGCGAACGATCACCGGGTTCACGGCGTTCTGGCGCTACTGATCCCGCCCAAAAACCTGACAACTACTGCATCCGAAAGCCCGGACGTCCAACCGGGCTTTTTTACGCCTCGCCTCTACCCGTCAGCACTCCCCGGCACCCATCGGTAAACAGCCGTGCGTGAGTGTTGAGCGAATACAGGTGAACTAACGAATCAACGGAGCAGAACAAAATGACCATTACTTTTAGTGCAATCGTTTATCAGCAACTGCGTCTTGATGGTTTCGTGGCAAGTGCTGCGCTTTTTTATGCCCGTAAGGCTAAAACCGCCGAGCTGATGAACTTTCGCTAACCCCAAACACTGGAGGTCGCCATGAGCGATATCAAACCTATCCGCGCGAATAGCCGTGACGGCGGCGACACCTATCGCATGCTGAACATGATTCACGTCATGGCCGGCATGCTGGCAAACGAGCCAAAGAAGCACTTCACCCTGGCTCGTACGAACAGCGACCCTCAGTACGGGCCAATTATCACCGTCTGGACAAATGGAGTCGTCGATGTAGAGGCGCGGACTTGGAGGGATCAAGAGCCGGCTTACCACGAATACTCGATGACGCGAGTAGTCGTCCCGCCCACCGAATAACGCCACCCTGGAGGCAGCATGCACCCCGACATCCAAATGCGCCGCGATATAGTCGATGGCCTGCATCAGCGTTCCCGTCTCGCCACTGCTGAGTTCTACCGGCTGATTGATCGGCCTGAGCCGGTGGCTGCCTTTCGGATGATGGTCAAACCAGCAGGCCGCGACTTTTTTCATGTAGTGGATAGCCAGACCGATAAGGTCGTTGGATTTCGCCGCAACCACAACGACGCCTGCGCCCTCGCCCGGAGCCTGGAGCGTGATCAGTGAGTCTGCAGCAGCGTGACCACGACACGGCTGTCGGATGGATCAATGGCGAGCTTGCCGAGCTTAGGAGTGCGGTAGGAAAGCCAAACGCGAGCGCAGCAGCGCGCTCAGCGATAACCCTCGCCTTCCTTCTGCGCGCCATCAGCGACACCGAGCAGAGAGAGTTTCAAGCGCGTATCGACGACATCTACAAGTCCTCTCGCGCAACGGCTGCCTAAACCCAACTTCCAAACATCACCCGCGGTACCTTCTGGCGCCGTGATGGAGGCTCTATGTCTCAAGAAAATGAATCTCCCCTCTCTGCTGCCGATCTGCGGACGATTGCCTACGCCGCGCCCACCGCCAAGATCGAGCGCGAAGAACTAGATGCTGCCCACCGTCAGGCTGAGCGGGAGCGCATCGAAAAGCTTGGCGGTTCTGCTGAGCTGGTGTTGGACCTGGAAGCCAGGCTTGCCGCCGCCGTCGATGATCGCAAGCGCGCCCAGGTCGAGGCGAACTACGCAAAGAAGAAGCTGGAGCAGGTTTTCGAGTCGGTCAGTGCTGCGGTGGGCCGGGATGTTCGCCAGCTCAGCGTCGTGCACCTCGGCATGGCATTGACAGCCAGCCAGTCGAAGCTGGTCACGCTGGCCGGCTACATCGACCGATCACTCACCCTGGATGACCTCGTAGTGCTGAAGCGAGTAGCCAGCAACCTGGGCGTCATACAACCCCAGACCATGGCCCAGGCCGCGCAGCTGATGGGCCTGAGTTACCGGAGGGCTGTATGAGCCCTGCTATGGCCGCCCAATTTGACTGGATGACGGTAGGCGCCTTCTCGCCGGACAGATTCACCGGCGACCAGCGCAAAGAGTACGAAGAAGCCATGAGCCGCATCCAGCGGCAGTGGGACAACCAACCAAACTGAGGAAACTCAAATGTTCAAGAAAGCCGAACGCAAGCAGGCCAAGCTACGGCTGGCACTTGCCGGGCCGTCTGGATCTGGCAAAACCTATTCAGCTCTCCTCTTGGCCATGGGCCTGGGCGGGCGTATCGCGGTAATCGACACTGAGCACGGCAGCGCATCGCTATACGCGGACCTGGTCGACTTCGACGCAATGGAGCTGCATGCGCCGTATTCGCCTGAACGCTACATTGAGGCGATCGTGGCAGCTGAACAGGCAGGCTACGACACGCTGATCATCGACAGCTATTCGCATGAGTGG